TCAATTTCATTATACTCTGTCCTGTCTACGAAGTTTTCAACAACTGAATTTCTGATACGAAGTAGTTCGATAAAGTTTTTATCGGTAGTATCAGTAATAGGTTTCTTAACTAACTGCGTCTTAATTCTAAATCTATGTGCACCAGGGGCAGAATAGTTAGATGAACCAATAGCGTTATCTGTTAATGATGGATCGTCTTCTGGCGTGATGATAGATTCTGATACATCAAAACCAACCCTATATGATGGGTTGTTATCATACTGTTCTAATATAATGTACTCAGTTGGGATATCTACAAAGTGACCTCTGATGAAGTACACACCTTCACTGATATATGCAGCAGATCCAATGCTAGTAGAGTTTACTGGAAGTAACTGTGCAAATGGTGATCCAACTTCAATCAAACTATTTCCGAAAGTTATCTCGTTCTCACATATTAACTGTTCATTATCTTGGAACTTCTTAACACTAGCATTTGATGTAGTGTCTCCTGACTCAACATACTTTACATAGAATGTGATATATCCTCTTGTACTTGTAGTTGCTGGAACAGAGAAAAGAATCTTTGCCTTGATGCCAGTGGTAAGACCTTCTACAATTTTTCCTGCTAACTGTGTACGATATGTCTCTACGTCTACTCCTAAGAATGACTGCTGTATTATTAAACAGTCTACATTAAGGTCATATCCAACTTGACCTGGGATAACCATCGCACCTTCTTTGAAGAGGTGGGACCCCATTGCTTCCACTTGGTTCTGCAAAATAGATTGCAGCGTGGTAAGTTCTCTCGCTTGGATTGGAAATCCTGGTCGAAAGAGAACTCTATAAAAGTTTTTGTCCTTATCAAAGTCGTCAAAATAAGGGGCAATATTCAGATTGGTATTCTGTGGCATCTTAGAACTCGATTACAATTTTAATATCTTCAATTTGGTCACCAGCACGAGAGATAGCACCTCTGTTATCTATGTAGATGATCTCTCCTGAGTTAGGATCAATCTCTGGTTTCGCATAACCATTAGTAAAGGACATACCTAAGTCGTATTCAGTGTTGTTAATGACTCGGGTCGAGACACCAGATACAACTGGGAAGTTGATATCGGGGTCAGCGGATGTACCAGAAGTAGCACCTGTTAAAGGGTTACCTCCTTCAAATTCTGTTAAGTTACCAGTAATTTCTGGGAACACACCATCAATTCTATTTTGATAATACTTCAAAACTTTCGTTGTGGTGTTCCATGATATAACTCTACCCCTAGCAGTCACCTGTTGTCCACCAACAGTTCTTGACTGTGTGATGATCTCATCAGTTGAGAACGAACCTGTAAAGGTTGGTGAGAATATAACAGCACGAGTAGCAGACAGCGTAATAGCAGATGTCAGTTCAGTCGTACCATACTGGTTTGGGTTAATAACAAGACCAATACGACGGTAATCGTTATCAGTTGGGAAGTCACCTGATCCTTCATCATAGGTGAACTTCGTATTGATCATAACTCTATAACCACCAAGTTCTTTGGTAGGATCAGAACCATGACCTAATTCTGGGGGAATGATAACGTCAATAGCAGCACCAGTACCTGTACCAGCACCAATACCATTAACCTCATCAATGATAATCTTACCGAAGGTGTAACCAGAACCACCAGATGTTACAGTAGCGGATACAACCTTACCACCATCAACAACAAGTGAAACTCTACCACCAACTCCATCACCTTTGATCGGTACGTTTTCATATGTACCGTTGTTATATCCAGTACCAGATGCTTGGATAACAACACTATCAATCTCTCCACCAACAGCGTCACCTGTAACAGCAACGTCTGAAAGCACAGGCATATAATCGTTCGAGAAGAACTTTAAAACCTGACCAACAGGAATCGTGTACAAATACTTCCAACGATAACCATCAGAAGTTGTAATAATAGATGTAGATGTACCAGTAGGTTCAACAGTAGAAGGTTTACCGTTGGGGTCACTGGGTGATGTACCGTTATAGATGCACTTGTATGTCTGATACTGTGAGTTTACAACGTAGAAATCTGCGTCATATAACTTGGTCGCACCAGAAGATGCAGTCTTGGTTGAACTATAATCATGACGATACATGTCATATACATATCCAAGTCCACCAGTGGTTTGCTCTGGTGGTGTCCAGTCAATACGTCTTACAACTTGAATTGTATCGTTTGCTAGAACTCGCTTCAATGAAATCATATCAGCAAACGTATCACTAAACTCTTGGAATGAATCCACAGGAGTTGGTGGTGCGTTTTCGTTATCCCATTCTTGGGGTCTACCTATAAAGACGTATAAACGGTCTCTATTGGATCCTGCTGCTAAATCGGATTGAGTCGCATCAGCACCCTCCAAAGACTTAATGAATCTTTTAGCAGTAAATATTCTAAATTGGTCGGTGAGAAGTGCCATGGTTTAGTTTACCTTCCTTTTATTTATAGTGGTTACTCTTGTTCTTTTTTGACAAGGTTAGTATACTCTTGCGATACGAACACACCAGACGCACCAGAAGTGCCTCCATTTAGCGTATCGGAAGTTGTAAATTTGTAATTTGCCCCTGAGTTAGTGATAGTTCTTACTTGTAGATATACAAATCCAAATGCATCAGCAGCAGATTGTTGGGCAACTACAATCCCAGTAACACTGGTTGTTGAACCAGTTACTGTCTCTCCAACTAGATAGTTTCCAGATAGAGATTTTAGTTTAATAGTCGATTGTGATTGATGTTCAACACCATCGTCCAGTGCACCAGCAAGTGATACGGATGCAGTTAAAGGAACTAAACTTGAATCATATAAGGTGTCTGCTTGCTGGAACAGTGTAGTATTCTGTCCACCAACAGTTTCTTCAATACCATATAGTGACGATGCTACACCACCATCAAGACTAATTTCATTTTCATAATCTGTACCAGTATTTACTAGATCAGGTATACCATCACCAAGACCTGATAGTTCATCATCATCTTCAAATCTCTTTCCTTCTAATACACCAAGAGGACTCTCGAATGTAACAATAGAAGATGTCTCATCATCAATAAGAACGTGTGGTGCTTCACCTGTCTCAGTAGATGACGCAGTACCACCAATGAATTGGATTACAGCAGTTCTTTCATTAGATCTACCACCATCAATGAATGCTAATTCGTCAACTTGGAATATAAGGAATAGTTCTCTTGTCTCTGGACGCCAGTCATATACGATAGAAACCTTGTTAGTTTTGTCTTCTTGAACTCTTCTAACACGGTCAGATACAGTAAAGTTATAACGAGAAATACCTGTTGAAGGATCATCAGCAAGATTATCAAGAATTACACGCTGGTCATAACGGAAGTTAATACCTCTGTCACATCCAGTAAATGATATACCAGTCTTACCTGTATATCTAACAATCTCTCTACCAATTTGAAACTTACCAGATCCAGGGAAAGCAGCAGTTGTCTCGACATATACTGTTGTATCAGTTGGAGTAGCATCTCTAATTAATGCAGTTATCTCGAAGAAGGAAGATACTAATGATGTTCTATTTCTTTGAGTACGTATTAAGTTAGTGTCTCTTGTAAAGATTACACTAGGAGGAGATGTATATCCACCACCAGGATTCAATACATTAATTGCAGTAATCTTACCAAGATTTATTTCTGCCTCTGCCTGAGCACCAGATCCACCACCACCAATAAGTTGAATAAGTGGAGGTGTCTCAAAGAACTCACCAGGATTTGATACTCCTATACTTTCAATAGTACCAAACTGATTTACCTCACAAACACCAGTAGCGTTTTGTCCACCACCACCAGATATAACAACAGTGATATCCTCAGCAGTATATGATCTACCATTGTTCTCAACAGCAAGACCAGTTACCTGTCCAACAGTAGGAATAAGTTCAGCACCAGATCCACCACCACCTTCTAATCTAGCACTTGCTGAGAAGTAACCATCGCCAGGTTGTGTGACTTGGATATAACTGATAGAACCAGCGGGTTGTAATACAGTTCCTTGTTGATCTACTATATCATTTTCATTCAATATAATATTAGCATTTGCCTGCACAACATTTGCTTCATCTGATTCAATAAGAAGTCTTAGTGGGTTGTATCCTTCACCTGGATCTATAACATCCACTGAAAGAATTTCACCATTGTCAGCAATATTTGCTCTCAATACAGCATCCCTAATAGGAGTACCACAGTTACCAATACTTAATTTAGGGGGATCGGAAGCACTGTAACCTGACCCAGGGGCAGTCACAATAACATCCTTCACACCGTACACACTATTGAATACAGGTTGAATTGATGCTCCGCTTCCAGGTACTGTTCTTGGCATTATACTACTACGATGTCTCCTTTCATGTTACCGTGAATTGTGCACTGATAAACATATGTTGTACCAGCAGCAAGTGTTTGTGGCACTGTCCAGAATTGTTGATCGTTAATAGATCCAGTAGTTCCAGTTATTGCTGAACCACCATCGGAAACTCTAAGTTCTAATGGATGACCTGATCCAGTTTGATTATCAAATCTATATGTGAATCCTCTGTACACATAGATTGTTGAATCACTACCATTGCTCAGCCCAGGACCGTTAACCAAATAGTTGTTTGATGTGCCATCTGATGTGAACGCATAACTCAATACAGGTGATGCTGCTGCTTCATATGCACTAGCACCTTTGAATAATGATTGTCCCTCTGACGCACTTGGTAGAGCAACAGTGTTTGTAATTGTTAAAGTGTTACTTGAAACCGCAGTTGTAATACCTGTTCCACCAACTATGTTCATAGTTGAGTCAGCAGCAACACCAGTATAAGACCCAGTTGATGCAGCAATAGTTTTAATAACATTCTGTATTACGTTAGGTGAGTCATTGGTAAATGTAATAGCACCAGCGTTTGCGTTTGTGGTGATTCCAGTTCCACCTGTGAATGTTAAGGTATCAGTTGTTGTCGTTGCAGATATATTTGCGTTGTCAGCACCTAGTGTTACAAATACGTTTTGATCAGCAGCACCCAGTGCACCTGTCATATTAATAGTTAATGTATCTCCTACAAGTGCAGTTGAGATATTTGTACCACCAGCAATAATTAAAGTATCGTTTGCAGCGGACGCAGTTGTTGATCCTGTGTCAGCATCAACAGTCTCAAATAAGTTTTGTGTGGTTCCACCACCACCTCCACCAGACTGTTGGTCATTTGCTGGTTCCCACTTACTATTAGCAGCAACCCATTTAAGAACCTGTCCATCAGAAGGACCACCGTTAACAGTTGTATCAACGTCAGCAAGAACACTAATGCTGCTGGTTTCATCAACAAGAGGAACCCATGCAGCAGCATGAGCGAAGTAACCTTTACCTGTACCATGTACATGTGCAAACATACCATGTTGGTTTGTTGCACTAGGAAGGTCTGCTTCTGTTGCATATGGAGCATACCAGTTTAGATATCCAGTAGTTCCATCAATAAATGTATATGCTGATCCAGAACCTCCTGCTCTAAAACTGATTGGACCAGTTCCAGTTTGATGTATTGTTATCCCATCTGTGCCATCTGAAACAATATCATTTCCATTCGTATCTAAATTACTACTTAATAGATTATAATCAGATCCTCTAAATGCAGGAGATGGAGATGTTGTCCATTTAAGAACTTGTCCCTCAGTGATTCCAGCACCAATGTCAATAAGGACATTCGTAGTGTCCCCTAGTTTGTCGTAAATTTCTGTGAAATTGGAATTCGCCTTGATAGCACCATCACGCAGGGTATCACCTGTGCCATCATTAGCGGAAGAACCAATACCAATCGTCTGTTTAGCCATCTTTTTACAGTTTGTACAGTTTTATTTATGTGGCGTCGAAGGAAACTTGTGTGCTATCCAACTTTAAGTTAGTTGAAGAGAAGTCTTCGGCAGTTCCACCACCAACACCAGTAACAGTTAATGTAGCAATTTCAGTTGTTAAAGGAGAGTTTTGTGCTGCAACTCCACCAATCGGTCCTGCAATTACACAACGGAATTTATATCCTGTCATGTAAGATAATGCAGTGAATGAATATGAATTACTGGTTGCACCAGTAAGAACAGCAAATGAGAATCCACCGTCAGTTGATCTATACCATTGATAAGACTTGGGTCCATCTTCGGGTGATATAGCAGCAGTAACAACAAATGTAACTGTCTGACTCGCAGCACTTGTTGCGTTTGCTGGTTGTGCACCAATCTGAATAGTAGCAGGAGGTGCCTCTCCTCCTCCTGATGGAGGTGCAGGGGGTGCCTGTGCTCCGTTGTTTGGTGGTTGATCTATTGATTCCCTACTAGTAAAACCTACCATGTAAGGGAAGATCGGTATCAAATTTGATTCAGAATCTAATTCAGTAGATAAGAAATAAGCATAAGTGCCATTTGGATACTCTGGTGTTACGCAGAATCTACCGTTATGATAATCCAATACACCGAGTCCTTCGGCATACTCCCAATCCTGCATCAAAGATCCAGCAGGGGGATTGAGTTGTGAAGTTCCATATGACGGTCTGCCTGCAACTTCCTCTGCTTTTACTCTATAAGAACTGGTTGCTAATGCAACAGTAGATGCATTACTCCAAGGACTAGAATAGAAATAGGGTCCATAGATAGGGAATCCATCAAATGCTATTCCAACCATCTTTGAGTGACCGTCTGGGTGTCTTAGATTGTCACCATTATACTGTGACGAACCATAGTAATCATTATAAGTTGACATGATAGCATTTGCTTTCCAGCATGCTAGAAACTCAGTGTCATGATAATGATATTGTCCTGTCTGTTCTGGATGTCCACCACAACTATCTTCACCAAAACTTACAGGAGAATTTACATAATGTGCGTTCCAATTAAATCCAGCAGGAGGGTTACCACCATCACCAGCACTAGGATTAAAGAATACAACACCGTTTGATGCTATACCAATAGAACCTAATGGTGTTAGAACACGAGAATTTCTTTGATCGTAATATTCTACTGTACCTGTTTGATCAGTGGCAAAATCTACGATAAGTTGTAAGTTATTACTTGTCTCTCTCCAAAACTCTCCTGCAATAGCAGTCTGTGTGGTGCCTTTGTATATGAATACTTGTTTACGTTCGTTAGCAGTGTCCTTATCGAATACAAATAGAATCCTATCACCGACACGTATCATACCAGAATTTGTAGTTCCGAGTAACGTATTGTCGTTAGCTGAAAGTGGTAAAGATACTAGGTAACCTGTCTGAGAATATGTCGCAGTATCAAACGTTCTAGTAACACCAAATGTTCCACCTCTGTAACTAAAATCATGATCAAAATCTTGTTCAGTTACAGAACTAGGATTGTTTGCATTAGGGAATGTACCATAAAGAACAGGCGTCGGCAAACCATTTGCCGATACGTCTATAACATTAGTTCCCGAATTGTATGTTGCAGTTCCACTCATGTTCTATTTATTGAAAGAGTTGATCAGGTGTGAAGTTACTTAGTACAGTAGCACCAGTCTGTACTGTTAGGATTACAGAGTTAGAGTAAACAGGTGTTGCACCCGCAGCGGTAATCGCGACTCTAAATTCATCACTATCATCTGCCTGTTCAGCACCTGCGGATGTGTAAACCGCTGATGTTGATCCAGTTATGTTACTCCATGATGTCTCACCATACTGCTTACGCTGCCACTGATAGTTGAGAGGTGTAGTTCCTACACTACTATCAGATTGAAGTCTGAATGATGCATCGACTGTGAATGATGCAGTCTGACCTTGGTTAACAGTTACGTTTGTTGGATTTGAAATGATCTGAATAAATCCAGGGACGATAACGATTGGGTTACCATCTGCGTCTGTACCTTGTCCGAGATATGTGTCAAATCCACCGTTAACACCACCACCAGTAGGTGCGACAAAATCATCATCAACAGTTGTCTCTACTTCAACGACAGGTAATGTATAACCGATACCAGCGTTCTTAACAACAACACTTGATATACCCATCAAGGCACGAATACGTCCATCAAATCCAGTAGATGATATAACATCAACGTTTGGACGTGCGCTATAACCATCACCAGGGGTAGTGATTATTGCCTTAGTAATTTCACCAGATTTAACAGTTGCTAACGCTGCTGCGTCACGACCTTTAACAGTTCCTGTGTACTCGAAAGTAATTAAGGAGTTTGAAGATTCGATCAACGCAACTTCACGAGGAGAACCTTCTCCTTCAATTTCTAGGACATCGCCCGCTTCAATAGGTGGTACCACAGTCGCTGCGATAACGTCAGCGTCAGAACCAATGTATGAGAATGCTACGAATGTAGATCCTGCACGAGGAGTTTCAGCAAAGATTATTCTTGAACCAACAAGTTCATAACCAATTCCAGGTTCCTGTATAACACCGTTCAATGAACAGATGATATTATTTTCTGGAAGAATAGTGTTAGATGAAACACCTTCTGTCAAGGTTAGAGAGTAGAATCCTCCGAGGTATTTAAGGTTGAAGGACGAACGAAGTGAATCAAATTCAAAACTAATGTCGTCCAACTGGCGTAACTTACCGACATAGTATCCGATAAACTCAGATCCGATAGTTGGAGGTTCTGTAAATTGGATCTGGTCTGAGAAGGCAGTGTATGCAAAGTTTGCTCCTGGGGGTTGTAGTACACCATTAACGAATGTGAGGAGATGACCAGCAGGGTCGGGGAAGTATGCTTCTCCGTTGTTGACAGTGAGTTTGAATGTTGTTGCAACCCCATCAAATCCTCTGAAATATCTATCACAGCGACCAATGAGATCTTTACTCTGTGTAACACCAGCAGTCCATCCATAGTCGGATATGATACTTAAATTACTTGGGAATGCACCATTTACATCTTCTAACCAAAGTCTTCCAGTTGTACCTGAGATTGCCTTACCAGAAACACGACCATAAGATGTGTAGTTAGTAGTTGCTGCGCTACTTAGGTTAGCAAATATAATCGGGAAGTTATTAAGGTTTTCAAACTTACCAACAGCACCGTTAATTGCTAGGTCTGGATCAACAGTTGTTGTACCATCTGCTGCTGAACCATAAGGTGTAAAGTTAGCAAGATAGATGTTATGAATACTATTTTCTTGATCATAGTTGTATTCGGTTACCACAGCAGTCCAACCTGGTTCCTTTGGAATAGTTCCTTGTAAGAGATATACTAAATCTCCTGCTGCAAAGTCACCTGTAAATCCTTGGTCTCTTGTGACACTAGCAACTTGATACTGAACAGTCTTAGTACCATGTACAAACTGATTAAGTTCAATCTGATCTAATCCTGATACTCTGATGTCTGCAATATCAATAATTTTATCTGTTACAGAACCATAGATGATATCACCGTCAACAAAGTCTTGATCTAATGATTCAATATCAATACTGATTCTACCACCAAGGTTACTTGTAAGAGCACCTGATGAGTTTTCATAAAGAACGATATCTGCCTCAGCGGAGTTTGCCTTGTTGAATATCATTTCATTAACAGCAAATGATCCTCTATCAAGGTTAACTAACATACGAGTCTTACCTGTACCATTTACCGAAGCAGTAACAGCACTATCAGTACCAACTAATACATCATCATTACTGAACGCACCAGTAATAGTTTCAACGTAGATATAACCTTCGTTACTATTGTCACCTGTTAATACTGATGTCTGAACAATCTTACCGTTGTTAGCAGCAGATCCTTGAACTGATACTGTCTCTCCATTTGTAAATCTACCAGATGCAGCATCAATGAAGAACTTACTATACAACTTAACAACTTTCGCTTCGTTGTTTCTAGTGCTTATAACATCAGCACGAGTATCAGATGTAATACCAGCAACAACGTCAGCAATATTAAATCCAGCACTTACAGGTGTATCAATATCTCTTGTACCGTAAGTTGTAGTTGCTCTTACAATACCAGATCTTACATCGACTTGGAACTGCTGTTGACCACCAGTAGTTGTATCTACACGGAAACGAGAGTATCTTGCATCATGTCTAATTTGTCTTGAAACTTCAAAGTATTGTGGAGTTGCATTAAGAACATAGAACCAACTCTGTCCTTGTAATCCTTGCTCAATATCTGATGATGCAGGGATGTAAGTTAATACATCACCACGAGAGTAGAAGTTAGGACGAGTAATCTTAACTCTATTTTCTCTTCTCTCAAATCCAACTTCGATGGTTGGTGTGTTAAGAACAAGATCAGGATCTGTATTCCAGTCGTTACCTTCCTGATAACTGTTAGTTAAGTTCTGAGCATGAGTTTGGTTAATCCATGTAATAGTATTATTTGTTGGAGGTGTACCTCTTGTCAATGCAAACTCAGCAACGTTGAAGGATGCATCCATAAAGAACTCAGTAGATTCTTGCTGATATTCAATACGATTGAGTATAGCAGCAGAAAGAGTAGGATCAAAGTATGCGTTATAGGTATTATTTGTTCCCCACTCTGATGTATTATTTTGATCATAAGATATACGTTTCGCTGCCTCTGCAATACGTAAGAGATAGAATACTAAATGCTGTCTAACAACACCAGGGAATGCATTAAAGTTACCTTCACCATCAAACCATGAGTTAGCATACTGCATCATACCAGCATTACCACGAGTGTTTAAATCGTAGATAATTGCATCCATGATGGTTTCTGCAAACGATAGTTCAGCAGTTGTTGTAGGATATTGTGATTGTACCTCAGCAAATGCCTTAGCAGAAATAGCATGTTTGTTAAATGTTAGGTATCTTGCAATCGTGCGATCAGAGAAATTACCACCTGTATGTGGAGAAGTTCCACCACCAAGTGTATCAATCATTAGATCAAATAATGTATCAGAAGCAGATACAACGTTGTAACATGTGTATAACTGATATGCAGTATTACTATTGTATGGAGTTGTTCTTGTAACAGTTGTAAGATGATTTGGAGATGGACTGCTAGACGCTGCTACGCTTATTGTATCCATCACAAGATTAAATAATGTCTCTATACCAGATGCTGCTTGTGCACAGGTATTGTTCCAATCACTTGTTGATGTGTCGAATGTGATTGATGTGTCACGGTTTGCCATGTCATTGGCATACTTAACTGGCCAAATGTTTGGTAGTGACTTACTAATTGTACCATCGGAGATACTTGCAGGAGTTGCAAGAGTATCAGTAACGATAGATGTAAATGTTGTTAAGGCAGATGCTACATCAGCACAAAGAGGTGAAGATGCATCAGCAGTAATAGTGTAGTTTGCTTGATTATATGGGAAGAAGTCCAAGTCACTGAATAACTTCTGTGTATATCCATGTGTAGAACCAGTAGTAGTAACAGTCTCCTGTCTCATTACTTGTATAGCAAGATCTCTTGCTTTATTCATTACCCAAGTTACTTCTGTAACATAACCAGAAACGTGTGCAAGTGCAGTTCCATCTGTATACATCTCAGCAGCATGGAATACCTTGTTGTTACCACCATGGCGTAAGTTCCACTGCATTGCATCAATTACGTCAGTAATATCGTGTACACAATCATGACTACCAGCAACAGTAATTGCTTCGTATTCTGCTCTTACAAATGTATGCGTATATTGATCATTTGCGCCAGCAGCACCAACGTTAAATGTAAATGTATTTGTTCCTGTTGATGTAACTGCAATACCTTTGTTATACCAAGGATCAGTTGTTCTAGGATATGCATGCTCAGAATTATTACCATCCTTAGTACATGTGAATACTAATGACTCTTGGCGTACATAGATTTTACGCCCTGTTGTTAGTCCATGAGCAGAACCATGGTCATATGTTATAACACCAGTGGCAGCATCATATGTCATACTTCCTGCTGCTGGACTGAATGGTCCAACGCCACTTACCCAATCAGTATTGTGTAATGATGGGTATTGTACAAGCATTTCATGTACTGCTTGCTCTGCAATGAATCTTGTGTTTCTTTCTATTATATTTGCAGCATCAATAAATCTATCAAGTACAGCATTCTGTTCATATGTACTTGTCTCAACTTCGTTAAATGATTCATCTGAATTACCACCACCAACAGCAGTTCCACCACCACCTGAGTTATCTTCTGGATCATAAATGTAAAGGTTCTCTCTACCAAATCCATTTCTCATGGTTAGGATTGCTATTTCCATTGCCCATGTCATTGCCCACTTAGATGCCTTATCTTCTCCTTCTACATGGATAAGAGTATCATCTTCTGTGTTTAGATATAGTGCAGCAGCATCCCAAGTCTTAGAGTTACCACCTAATCTAATGTCATGAACCATTGCTTCTATAACATCAACAAGGTCATCAGCACAATTCATTCTACCACCTGGGACTGTGAAGTCTAGGAAGTAAGACATGTCGTTCATTGTGTGTACTGCTTCCCATGCAATAACATGTTTGTTTGCTTCAAGTAAGTCGGCAGTATCCATCCAGATATTGTGACTAGGTGCAGTTCTACTTTGGTCAGGTGCCTGAGTGTCAATAGTAACTGTTGTATCTCTGTATGCAGTGTTCTGAGTGAATTGTGCCACATAGTAATCATCATGATATTGTGAATCAATACCTAGACTTGATGCAGTTGTACCGAATGTTAATAGTGTTTGGTTGACTGCATGATGTGCTAATTTCTTAGTCCACTCAAATGCATCTAACATAGCACTTAGTTGATCTTCTACATGAATGATCTGACTAGATGTATTGATATATTGATCAATAGCATACTGAGTAGCAGAGTTACCACCTGTCAATAGATCAGTAATAACAGCAGGGAGGATGTAAACCTTAATATCTCTCTCACAATATGGTTGACCATATCCAGGCATTACCAAGAAGTCAAAGTCAATACCATTAATATTTGCTTTATAATCGTTCTGTATTTTAAGAGCAACTTCTTCTGCAATGTAATCTCTGTTCTTCCAGATTGCATCACCACCATCTCTGAACCTATCACCAGTTGGAGCAAGGATATTGATTATCTGATCTGATAGACTTGATATCTCTGCCTGTACAGCAGCAGATGCAGGAGAAGAGAAGTTATTAGGAATTCTTAGAATCTCTGTATACTTAGTTCCATCAGCAGGATAATTTACTAGATCACTACTTGTAGTTGTAATGACATAGTTCATTACGTTAGCAAGTTCATCCCAAGCATATACTGATTGTAGTAGTTCATTACCAACGTAGTTTAAACCACCAGACTTAGTTAGATATCCTCTACCAGAAATTGTACTATTATAGTTACCACCATATCTGATATCAGCAATGATTGCTTTTGCAATATATTCCTTAGTATCACGAACACACTTAGCAGTACCAGTTGTGCTTCCTACACCGTCACCTGGAATAATGAAATCAGGATACTTCTCTGCCATTAGACCAACAGCAGTTTCTGCCATCCAATCTAAGTTAAGTTCTAATATATCTGCTGCCTCTCTGTATGCGTCTCTACCTAAATCAATGTCCTCAATAATAACTGTCTTATTATCGTAGTTAACTTTCTTACTTGTAGCAGTAGAGTTTGTCTGACCTGTATATGTACCGAAACAATCTTCTGTACTGATGATTATAGATGACTCACAGTCTAATCCAAATGTCACCTTAGCAGTATTTGTTGGGTATGTAAATCCTGGTGTGAATGTTGCAGAATACTTAGATTCAGTATGGATGATAAAGTTATCCATATGTCCAACATATCCATTATTACCCTGCCAGTCAGCAGCAATATTAAATGGACGCTCTAAGTAATTATTTGTATCAGCATAGTCACCACCAACCTGTGTACCATTTACAAACAACTTAGTAATGTTTGTTGTTCTAGTAACAGCGACATGACTCCATACATTAGCAGTTAAGTTATGTGCACCAGTTATCTGATCAGATCCACCATACCAGTATTTAATCTGTGTGTTCTCTATGTAAAGAACAGGTGATCCTGTAAGTGTTGCACTTGTAGTTCTTGTATCCCATAAGAATTGTGTACCAGTTACTGATGATGGACGTATCCACATCTCAACAGTAAAGTCAGCAGTCTGGAATTTCTGACGGTCAGATAATGCATGTGCTAAGTAAGAACTAGAATCAAATCTTATTGATTGTGTTCCTGCTTTCTTTTGTAGTTTTGTTAGAACAGCACTACCATTAACAGTTAATTTAGTATTTGAAACTATCTCTCTATCTTGGAATGTTCCTGTAACTGCATTAGTAAACAACCATTTGAGTCCAGCATTGGTTCCCTTACATACAAAGTTAGCATTAGAAGTTGCACCTCTTACAGTTTCACCTGGGAGGAAGAATCCATTACCACTTAGATCTTTATATGCAATCTTAAATACTCTGAGGTTTTCATTCTCTACATATCCACCATCATTTAGAGCAGCACCAGTAGGAACAGCACTAAGTGATCCTGCACCTATTGCAGTAGAAACATGTGATATTAATGTATGAATGCCTGCTTGAACGTCTGCACAATTACCAAGACCTTCGTTAACTCCACTATAATAATTAGGATCGTAATATGCTGCTTCGGTTCCGCCCCCATTGTATACAGCATTAGGTTCAGCAGAAACAAATGTATGAGTAAAACCACCACCAGAACTAACAGCGTTAGAAGAGGCAGAAACAAATGTGTGAGCATATTGATCAGTTGGAGCAGAAGCACCAACGTTTATAGAAATAGTAGTTGTATCCTTAGCAACGATTGGTAGAGATGCACCAGACGCAGGGTCAGTTGTTCTTGGATATGAATGGTTACTAGCGTTGCTATCTTGTGTACAAGTAAATGTAATTGAGTTGTCAGCAAGGGTTACTGGATCACCTATATCAAGTGAATGAGATCCAATAGTAAGAACCATCACACCTGTTGCTGGATCGTAAGTTGCACCAGTAGGTGTATATTGTACAAGAGGAGATGCCCCAACGTCAACTGTAATAGAAGTTTGAGTTGTAGCAGATATATTTAGAGCAGCGTTAAATGCTGGATCACCTGTTCTAGGATATGGGTGGAATGAAGCACCAGCATCCATAGTACATGTAAAGTTCAAACTATAAGGTCTGATCTTAACAGTGTCTGAGGTTGTCAAACTATGAGTACCAATAGTCATTACTAACTGACCATTAGCAGGAGTATATGTAACAGCAGTTGGTGTGAACTGAGTTAATGCACTTCCACTAGCACCAAGATAAGGAGCAGCATAAGTTGTAGGATCATGTAACATGTATCCTGTTTCTGATGTCCTAGTATTGACCTGTACATATAATAAGTTATTAATTGCTCTCTTACATAACTCTGCTACATGTTTGAATGCACTTAGATATTCTTTTACTTCACCGACAAATCCGTTACTAATAGGAACGCCAAGACTATCAAAGTATGTCTTAATAAACTTAACAGTTTGGAAGTTACCATCACTGCTAATATCATTACCAAGAGCGTCCACAAGATATCCAATGTCACGACGACACTTAATCTCATGTGCTGTGTACTGTGTAGGTGTTACTGAGTCAAGTAGATCAGCGAGAGAACCAGCAGTAAGTACAACAGAAACGTTGTCATATAAAGTTTGTAAAGCTGATTGTACATCTGAACAGTTAGTTGCTGAATAGTTTGTGGTATTGGTGCCAGCAGTTCCGTAAGGATTACCTGGTGAAGGGTCAGCGGTAATCCCAGTTCCGCTGGAACCGCCAGCAGTTCTTTCATTATACTTAACATAGGTCACACCGTCAACAGTTTCAGACCCTGTAAGCATATTGCTTAACGCTTGCTTCATCAAACTAACTGCTTGTCCAAATGCATAGTTAGTTGCTGCTGCCTCATTATTTACGTATAAGAATGTTAATCCATCAGTAGAGAAATACTTTTGTAACAATTTACGTGTGTAAATCGTACCACCACTGTAAACGTCGAATGCTAATGCTTCGATCATTAACTTAGTATCTCTAATACACTTAGGTCCAGATGGAATTGACAATGATGGATATTCAGCAACCATCAATGCATATGATTTATTAGCAATGTAATCTATATTTTTGATGATTAGACGATAAGCATCAGCATATCTACTCCAAGCATCAGTCGCGTTATCACCTGGGTAGTAGAATCCAGGGTGTTCAACTGCTATCTGTGCATTAGCAAAGTCAACAATTTGATCTTTGTTTAGACCAATCATACGACCAGCATCTTGCCATCTATTCTTAGCGTTAGTTACTTGGTTACCATATTCAAATGTAATAGAACGGAGTATATCATTTGCTGCTATTGAACCACCAGTTAGGTTTTCATATTCAACCTCAGTAGATCTTACTTCTTCAAAATCTAGGAAGTCAGCATTAATACGATTACTTGGATCTAATAATGTGGTAGGTGTAATAGTTGTCTCAGATATATTATCAAGAATTATATTCTGATTAGATAGAGATATAAGTCTTTCAAATATAATACCGTTGAATGAAGATCCAGAGTTAATGATAAGAGTATCAACAATGTCACCTAGTACATTAGTACCAACCACCGTTTCGGTGAGAGAATCTAGTAACCTATTACCCGATGCATCTGGGAAGTATCTTTGAATAGTTTCACCAGAAGAAATTTCTGCTTCACTTGACTTCAAATAGTAGAGTATGACTGGGTTTGCGTCAAAATCAATTCTTACAATTTCACCAGTAGCAGTTCCACCTGGTCCTTGGAATTTATCACCTTCTTCAAAACTAGACCATGATCCAGTTGTACTACCAATAGGACGTTCTAGATTAATAGAAACAATAGGATCTCTATATGGAGCAATACTTGTAATCTTAGCAGCAATGTTAGAACTTGCTGAATAGATTATATCATTTAAGAATATACTGTATGTTCCTGTTTCATATTCAGATGTACCTGATGTTTTAGAAAGAACTAACTTATCATCAATAACACCATCAAGGTCAAGGTTGTTCTCTTCAATTACAGCAGTATTACCATCAAGACTTGTTACTGTTTCACCAAACTCAAAGATAGTTTTATAGTTTACACTGTCAACAGTTGTAAGAGTAGCACCATATCCAGCAGTAAAGAATGAAACTGCTTCACCTCTATCGAAGTAACCATTTGACATGTCAGTAACGTCAATCGTGTTGTTAACAGCGTCAACAGTTTGTATAGTAGCGGTTGCTCCTGAGGTTGCACCAGTAACCCTATCACCAGCAAGTGCTGATTGGGTAAATTCTCCACCGATGCTAGATAAGTATAGCTTTGTTACAGAGTCGTCGATACTTCCGATTAAAGCACTGAATCCAGTTCGGGAAACATCAATTCTTTCATTAAGTGCAAATGGACCACTCTGTATATCTACAACGTCAACACTGGTAGCACCAGTTGCTACAACTCTTGCAGTTGCATTAGAAACGAAACCTATTACAGTATCACCTATTGATGGGAATATACCACCGATAGTATTCAAGTTAAATCTTGTGATTGGATATAAGTCAACTTCTATGTTTCTATAAACAACCTTTGAATCAGGTTTAGGTGGTTCTGCAAATACAAGGTTATTACCAACAACTTGATATGACTGCCCAGGTGCCTGTATAATACCGTTAAGTGTGACTAGTAACTGATTCTCATTTACAACTAAGTTCTCACCCTCAACCGAAATTGGGAATGACTTTCTAGATCCATCAAACTGTGATGCAATATTATCAATCTTCTTAACGATAGAAGTTAGAATTTCCTCAGAGTTAGTTAATCTCTTCTTACGGAATAGAACCTCAGAGTTATTGAATGTAGAATAGATTGGTTGTGCAGCACCAAATGATGTAATCTGGTTTATGTTAGTGTATTCATTAATGTTTACTTGTTTAGTAAATCCAGCAACAACTTTACGTCCAGATACGTCCTTACCACCAGTCAGTTCTAACTGACCAAACATACTGAATCCAACAGGGTGGTTATTCTCTAATATCTGTTGCTTCCATCTATTAATAGGAATCTTAGACTTAATAACATAAGAGAAGTTCTGATAGAAGTAAGAGTCTTGAATCTTCTGTACAATCTCTGATGGTTTACCAACGTCATCAATAAATCTACCAGGAGTTCTAGTAAGAGCATCAATATTAAGTACACCCTTAGCAACATTCAAGTTATCAATAATACCAGATGCACGAGATATCACACCTTGTACTTTACCACCAACAACAAAGTCTCCTGTTGGGTTAATAATCTTTAAGATCTTAGGTTGTATCTGCCAACCTTCGTTTTCTGATACAACACCAAATGCACTTGCAAGTTCAAATGATTCGCCTTGGAATACTTCTTCACCTTCTAAGAAACGAGATGTTTCCACAACAGCAGTTGCTTGACCACCAAATACCTCAGTAAGAAGAACCTGACGACCATCACCTTGTGTTAAGAATGTGATAAAGTTACCAGATTGTGCATCAACAGCAGTCAAAGCAAATCTTAACTGGTCAGATTCAAGTGAGTTAGCATCACCAGTAATAGCATAGTATGTCTGACTTGATGATAATGATGTCAAACCAACTGAACTTGGTTTTGGTAGTATACCGACAGTAGAACCAATATCTTCTGCTATAAACTGCACAGCAGCACCAGTTGTAATACCATGTGGGAAGTTAAACTGTAAGTAGTTCAAGTCAAGGTTTACAACGTATGTAAATTCTGATTTAAGTGTAACTGATGGTTGTGAACTATATCCAGCACCAGGATTTTTAATTAGAATCTCTGATAATCTATTGTTCTTAACGATTGCTTCTGCCTCAGCACCTGTTCCACCACCACCTTGAATAATAACAGAAGGAGGAGATGTATATCCAGAACCAGGATTTGTAATTGTAATCTGGGAAAGGATAGATGTATTGAATAGTTGTAAGTTGATTGGGAATGCAATCTCAGGACGTAGAGTATAGTCATGTGAATAACCATAACCAAATTCATTGTTTTTAAGTGTCTTGATCTTACCGATCTGTGTACCAGTTAAGAATACAGCAGCACCAGTTCCCTCAGCAGGAATCACAACGTTTAGTTCAGCACCAGAACCTGACAATGTAGATCCTAAGATACCTTCAATACCATCTACATCAATAGATGCCTCTGTATATCCTTTTCCTGGGTCTGTTAATGCAACAGCAGTAATAGTTCCTGATCCTATCTCTTCATTAACTTCAACAGTGATTTGACATAGACCACCTTCACCATCACCAAGAATAGGAACCTGAGTATATACACCAACTGCATATTCAGTACCACCATTAACAATTCTAATCTTTTCAATCTTACGATCTGATGCAATATCAGATACAACAGGTAATCTTTGATAGAATCCACCAGGTGATATCAACTTAATAGTGTTGATAGGTCCAATCGCCTTAACTGATGTTGTAGAATATTTGGAGTTAGGTTGATCTTGATCGTCTTCTCCTATATTAGCATTTGTAAATTCTGGTTCATATAATAGTGGGAATCTAAATTCAGTATCACTTATAACCTCTGAAATTCTGAATGTACCATCAAACGGTGTCTTAATAACATCAATAAATGAGTTTGTTCCAACAGGTGAATTAGCACCAAGTCTTGATGGGTCAAAGTAGTAAGTAATGTTAGTAACTTCTCCACCGATAGCAAACTTAACAGTAGGTGTTTCAGTTGAAGAAGATACACCAGGGGTTCCATCTCTTTCGATAACGTTGAATGAGTATTCAAGTTTAAACTGGTTATCTTGTGAGAATGATAAGAAATATCCAAAGTTAGATACATCACTCATATCAAAGATATAAGAATGATTTCTAACCAACATTAGTGTTGGGTGCTTAGATGATATCTTGACATTTGCAATACCGTTATTAACAAATGCTGGTTCAGCAGTTGCAGTGGTACGAAGTCTATATGTAAAGTCTCTGGAAGAGAATAGTTCTTGTACAAAGAATGATCCATTAAACTCAGCAGTTGAGAATCCTTCAACATATAAGATGTCAGCAGCACTTAAATTATGTGGTGTAGTGGCAGTTGCATATATTAAATCGGTTCTTGCCTCAGCAGTTCTAAGAATATCTTTATCAAGATTTACAGTAAATCTAATTTTACTTACAGATCCAATTCCGTTGATATCTGCTATCTTTGGATTATCTGTATTTGGTACAGTGGTTATGCTGTTACCAAGTGATACAACGTCTCCTGGGATAAATGTAGAATCAGAGAATACTTCCATGATCTGCACCTTATAATCACCAGCAGCGAAAGGTCTGAATCTTGCATAACTTGAAAGTGGATCATATGTTGAAACATATGTCCATGTGATTGTTCCATCACTAGCAGTGGATGATGTATGTACAGGAGCAGTTGGTCCAGCAATACCATCTCCTACCGCTTGATATTTGTTTCTAC